TTTCCTGCGGCCCGTCTGCCTTGAAGCCTCGCACGGTCGTTGTCGCCACGCCCCCGCGAGTCGAGCCCGTCACGCTCACCGAAGCGAAGGAGCATCTGCGAATCCTGCCGGAGAACGCAGAGGATGACGCCTACGTTCAAGGCTTGATCGCCGCGGCTCGCCGCCTGGTCGAGTCACGCCTGGGCGTCACAATGTGCGCCACGCAGTATCGGGCGAAGGTCTGCGGGCATACCGGCTGCGGCTGCTCCTGCGGCTGCAACAGCGGGGGGATCGAGTTGCCCTACCCGCCGGTGCTGGTGGACGCCACCCACCCGATCACCGTCACCACCGCAGACGGCGAAGTGCCAGCCGACCAGTTCGAAGTAGACGCGGACGCGCGGCCGGCTGCGTTGTACCCGCGCCGCGGCTGGCGGGGCTCTGCAACGATCACCTACTGGGCGGGGCTCCCGCCAGGAAGCCCGCAGCCGGAGACGCTGAAAGCGGCCGTGCTTCTGGTGGTGGGACACCTCTACAAGAATCGCGAGGCCGTCAGCACCGAGAGCGGGGCCGTCGTGCTTCCGATCGCGTTCGACGCCTTGGTGGCCGCTGAAAGTTGGAGCGGGAGGTTTTGATGGGCCTGCCCGCCGGAGCCTTACGCGAACTGGTCGCCATCGAGCGGCCCGTCGAAGTGCGGAACGAACTGGGCGAAAGCGTCCAGACCTGGGAACACTTCGCCCGCCGCCGCGCCCATATCGAAGCGATCTCCTACACCGAGCAGCAGCAGCGGCAGCAACTCGGCGGCAGCGTGTCGCACCTGGTGCGGATCCGATACCTGGAAGGTCTGACCGGCAACATGCGCGTGCGGTGGATCACCCGCGGGGGCCGGCTGCTGCATATCACGGGCGTCGTGGAAAAGAACAATCGCGAGGAACACGAAGTTTCGTGCGAGGAGCAAGTCACGTGATCCATCTGAATTGGGACATGATCAAGGGCGACATCGGCGCGCTCGTCCGGCGGTATGACGCCCTGCCGCGGCATATCGCCAAGAAGCATCTGCTCGCGGCCATGAAGCGGTCGCTGAAAGCGGCGAACGCGGTGAACGTGCTGAAACGAAACACGCCGAAGGGCAAGGCGTATGTCGTGCGGCAGGCCAAGACTCGCGACGAGCGCGGGCGGTTTTCGCAGGGATCGGGTGCGTGGAAGCGTCAAGCACCTGGGGCTCTGCGGCGGGCCGTCACGCTGCGATCGAAATACATCGGCACGAACAAGTCGGGCATGGCCGTCGCGGTGGTGGGCTACAAGTACGGATCGGAAAGCCGGAAAGCCATCTGGCTTGAGTTCGGCACAAGCAGGATGCAGCCCCGCCGGATGGTCGATAAGACCATGCAACAGGTGGGCGGCGTGGCGAAGTCGCAACTTGTCTGGGAGTTGAAGGAAGCACTCGACGCGGCCGTGCGTGAGGTGGCGGGTGGCCGCAATCCGACGCGAACATTCGGCGGGGGGCGTTGAAATGTATCCCGAGGTATGGCTGAAAGGCGTGATCGAGGAGGCTACCGGCGTCCAGACCTGGCCGCTGTCGGTTGCCGAAGGGCCGGCCCCGCCGGTCGTGATCTACCGCCGCACGGCCACCGATCGCGAGCGCACGACCTACGCGGCCACCGGCTCCCCTACGGCCACCTTCGAGGTGGAGATTCACGCGCTCACCTATAGCGAGGCGAAGGAGCTGGCCGAGGCCGTGCGTCTCGGCGTGGACAACTACGCTGGCACGTTCAAGGGTATGGCGGGCGAAGTCATAATCCAGCACGCCTACCTGGTGGACGAGTTCGACGGCGAGCCGGTTTTCTTCGAGGGCCGCGATAAGCCGACGTACATGGTGCTGCACACTTATCACGTTCGATTCACCGAAAGCCCCGCAAGGAGTTGAATATGCCGATCCCAGACTCACAAGGCACGACGTTCGAATTCAACGGCGTGACGTTCCTCGCGACGAACGTGAAGGTAGGCGGCAGCGTGACCGAGGTGGACGCCTCGACGCTCGACCTTCCCAGCGGCTCGATGCGAGCCTACCAGCCGGCCCCGCTGGTCGATGGCGATACCGTTTCCTGCACGTACTACGGCACGGAGCGGCCCGACCAAAAGACCACGCATCCGATTTCGTGCGAAAAGTTGGGCATCACCGGCAACGCCCTCTGCACGAAGTGGGAGAACGAGGCGAAGGTGGGCGAACTGCTTTCCGGCTCCGCAGAGTTTCGAATGTCGGCCGTCTGACCGGAGGCCGCAGTGGACGCACAAGGCACGGTAGTCACCTGGGGCGGTATGCGGCTGGGCTGGCTGCGGAAGTCGAACGTGGACTATCCGGCCGGCGGTGAAGTGACGTTTTTATCGTTGCAGAGCCAGGTGGTCGGCAGCGGCATGAATACCCGCATTGTCGAGGTGGTCGATCCGGTTTCGATCTCGCAGCCGGAATTCACCTTTACGTGCATCGGGGTGCCGCCGCTGGCGGGCCTGGATCGGGGCCGCATCGAAATGCTGACTTTCTCGATGCCCAATTCGGGTGCCGCGGCGGGGGCGAACGCGTTCCTGCGAAACTTCAACATCGTCGGCGGCGCGGGCGAACTGACCGAAACTACTTTCACCTTCAAGATGAGCGGTACATAGCATGGCAATCAGTCGCGAGCAGTTGGTGGCGAAGTTCGATACGGGCGCGGTGCAGGAGTGCGAGGTGGAAGGCCTGGGCCTGGTGCGGCTCCGCAGCCCCGCCTTCGGCGTTTGGTACGGCATCGTGCAGGAGCAGCGCACCCATGAGGGGAGTCTGCTCCCCGACAGCGTGATCGCCCGCACGGTTGCGGCCTGCATGGTGGACGACCTGGGCAAGCCGCTGGTGGCCGATCCCGACGAGGTGCTGCGGCTCCCGCCGGCCGTGATGATGGCGATCTACAACCGCTGCCTCGAGGTGATGGAGTTGCGGAGCGCGACGGTGGAGGAAGAAGCAAAAAAATAGCCGCCAGCCCCGAGGTGCTTTTCCTCTACCGGCTGGCGTTGCAACTCGGAGAGTGGAACGTGGACGCCCTCGCGGCCCGCATCACGCTCGACCAGGTGCGGAGGTGGATGGCGTATTGGCACGTTGAACCGTTCGGAGACGAGTGGCGGCGAGCGGGCAGGATGACCACCATGATCCGCTGCGGGATGGGCGAGGAGTTCGACCCGTCGCGTGAATCGAAGTTCATGCCGAACTGGCGCGAGCCGGTGCAGACCGAGGAAGAACTGATAGCGGAGTTCGCGAAGATACCGGCCTTCGCCGCCCAGCTGCGGGCTCAAGGAAAACTGAAATGAGCGTGATCGGAAAAGTCGCTGCGGTTTTCACGGCCTCCACCGGCGGCCTGGTGACAGGCGTGAACACGGCCCGCGCCGAGTTTCAGAAGGTATCGACCAGCGTAGACAGCCTGAAAGGCAAACTGAACCTGATCGCCGGTATGCAGGGGGCGCAGTTATTCGCGGGGATCGCGAGCGGTGCGGCGAACGCCGCGAGGAACATCGCGGCCATCGGCACGGCCACCGCGGACACGATCGCGGAGCAGGCCCGTTTTGCCGCGAAGATCGGCGTACCGCTCGACGCGTTCGCAGCCCTGGCCGAAGCGGCCGACGAGGTGGGCGTGAGCCAGGCCGCGGTGACGAGCGCGGTGCAGAAGATGGGCGTGGCGCTCGTCAAGGCCCAGGAGGGTTCGAAGCCCGCCGCCGAGGCCTTCGAGGCGATTGGCCTGTCTGCCAAAGAGTTGGCGGCGATGGCCCCCGAAAAGGCTTTCGAGAAGATCGTGGACGAGATCGGCAAACTGCCGACGCCGGCCGAGCGTACCGCGGCCGCGCTCAAGATATTCGGACGGACGGGGAAAGACCTGGGGCCGCTGTTCGAAGCGGGCGGGAGGGCGATCGCGGACGCGGCTGCGGAAGTCGACCTGTTCGGCAAGGCTCTGGACAGCGCATCCGGACAAAACGTAATCGCGATGAAAAACGCTTTCGGAGACGTTGCGGACGCCTTCGAAGGATTCAAGACGCAAGTGGTCGCGGCGTTCTCGCCGGCCGTCACGGGGCTTATCGAGGACTTGCTGAAACGGCTCGCGGACGCCGGCGGCATGGTGCCGGTGGCGATGGAGTTCTCGAAGATCATGGCCGTGACCGTTGGCACGATGGTCGACGGGGCGATGGTGTTCGCGAAGATCCTCATGGACGCCGCGAGCAACTTCAATTCGTTATGGACGAAGATCAAGGGCGTCGGGCAGGCGGCATATGGCGTGACCGAAATGGTGGGTGCCGGCCTGGTGGGCGGCGTTGGCCTGGTGGCCGGAGCCTCGAAGGACGCGAACGACGGCGGCGTACCCGATGCGTTGCTCGATCGTGCCGATCTCATGCAGGGCGAGGCGGGGAGCCTGCTCAATCGTGCATGGGCGAACCTGTTTGGCGGCGGCGAGCAACAGGGCGGCGCGCCATCGGCCGGCGGGCAGTTCGCCAATCGTGCGCTCGAGGAGATCGCCCGCATGGAGGCCGCGTACAAGGATCGCGAGGCCAAGCGGGCCGCAGCCGAAACGAAGGCCAACGAGGGGGCCGCAGCCGCGGCGACCCAGGCGAACGCAAAGCAAACCGAAACGGCCGCGAAGTCGCTTGGCTATCTGCGGGACATCGCAAGGCAGATCGGCCTGGTGGTGGGCGCGCCGCCTGCCGTGTTCAACATCGCGGGCGCAGGAGGTAGGTGATGGCTGTCGTTGACGTTATCGAATCACCGGAAGGGCGTGGCGTCACGGGGAAATTCCGCGAGACGTTCACCTACACGCGGACGTTTTACGTTCGCGTGGACACCCCGAACACTGGCACGAACGAGATTTCCCAGGCTCCTGGCGTGATGTTTCTCGACCCGCACCCCGAGAATCCCGCCTGCATCGCCCAGGAGTTTGATTGCCAGGCGGCGGGCGACTCCGGCCTGCACTACCGCGTGACGGTGAAATACTTTGCGCCCACCGTCGAGCAGCAGAATCAGCCGAACAACATGAGCCTGCCCGCCGACGTATGGAGCGCGTCGGCCTCGATCACCACCGGCCCCTGCCTGCGGGACAAGGACGGCAAGCCGATCCTGAACAGCGCGAAAGACCCGATCCCCGAACTCGAGCAGGAATGGGCAGAGTTTCGACTGAGCCTGGTGCGGTGCGTTCCCGATTTCTCCTGGACTGCGGTAGCCGGCTCGCACTGTAACGCCGTGAACTCCGGCCCCTGGAACGGCAACGCGGCTCGTACCTGGAAGTGTGCTTTCCAGAGTGCGACGAAGGTGGTCGAGAACAACGACGGCGGCACGTTGGTCTACTGGTCTACCGTCTGGGATTTCGCCTACCGGTCTGCAACGTGGGACAAGGAATACCCCGACGTAGGCCTGCACGAACTGAAAGACGGAAAGAAACAGGTGATCAAGGTGGGCGGCGAACCCGTATCCCAGGCGGTCGCCTTGAGCAGTAGCGGCACGGCGACGCCGGAGGCCGAGCCCACGATGAAGAAAGCCCGCGTTTACCCCGAGGTGGATTTCAGCGTATTCGGAACCCTATCGTGACCAGGCCGACGAACACGCAGCAAAACGTGACGGGCCTGTTTACCAGGCGGGACGCGCAGCGGATCGCGAACGCCGTCGTTGCGCACGAAAAGGGTACGCGTCGCGAGAAGGGAATATCGTTCCCCCGCAACTACCCAGCCGGCGGCAGGGTGCGGGTCTGCAAGACAAAAGAGAAGTGGGAACACGGCTCCACCCAGGAGCTCGAGGTGGTGGACGCCACGCCGCAGCCGAAGGCGACCACGACGCCCGCGGAAACAGTGAAGGCGATCAACCGCATCGCCACCATTCCGGCCAGCGTGACGGTGCTGGTGGCCCGCGGGCCTGGTGAGGATTGGGAACTGGTCGCGATCGACCTTACGGCCCTGGAAGGCTACTCGCAGGG